CCGTGTGGACACCAGGCGCCAAAATGATCGACACACAGTCGAGGTGCGCCTTCGGATCTGTGATCGTGTACCAGTTCTTGCTGGTGATGATCGCGGCCTCGATCACCGCACGGTTGATCGTTTTAAACGGGCGCTGAGGGCTGAAGCCGCAAGTGAGGCGCTGTTGATCCAGGCGCTTCAGCTTGGCCTCGATGATTTCTTCGTCAGTGCTGCCGCCCGGTGCTTCGTAGGTGTTGTAGCTGCCGCCGGCGAAGGTGTCTTGGCCGGTGTATGGATTGACGTACAGCGTGAACGGTGCTGTAAGCGGGTCTACTTGCTGGGTTCCGCCGGCTGCCACATTGGCGACGCCGGCCACCTGACGCATCAGGTCGTTCAGCGTGGCGATCTGCGCCCGGAACTCTGCCTGCGTGGCGTTGATGTTGTCTAGGGCGCCAACAGCACCAGCAAGCTCAAGGGAGGCCACGCCGCATCAGTCACTATCTTTCAGAAGTCTACCGACGCTTCCTACGTCAACCGTAGGTTTATTTCACCGCTGACAACAAAGTCCGTTGAGCCTGTCAGCACTTCTGTTGGCCGGACATTCAATCGAGAGTTGGTAAGCAGGAGGTCGCAGCTGTAATAAGCAGTGTCACCAATCTGCGGCCTTGTTGGATTGCGGTCTTTGTACAAATAGAATTTTGCGCTCGCCTTTGTGTTGCGTTCAGTCAAAAGCACCAGGCGAAGTAGGTCAGTGCTGGTCTGCTGGCCTTCCTCCAGGTTGGTGTCCACCAAAAATTCAAGCGATCCAGCGCCGCGGACCAAGGCTTTTACGTTCTCGCCAAAGGTTTCACCGATGGCTGTCATGTCGAGATTAGCTGCATCTACATCCAAGACCCACTCAGTAAGTTCCGCTTGTATCAACCAACCGCGTCCGTCTGGATCTTCAGAGATCGCAGTGATTGCTGCCGGAACTGGAATGACATCTTCCAGCAACTGATTGTCGCTTGGTAGAGCTATACCTGAAATACTTTGACCTGCGCTGCTGATACCCGCAAGGTACGAAGCATCACTGCTATAACGCGCCACCACAAAGTTGACGGTTGAAAAGGCACTCAGTGTGATTTCGCTGCCTGCATCGAGATTGTATGCGGCAAGTTCTGATGTAAAAAGTCTTACCCTTCCGAGGGCATCTACGTTGATGTAGCCATCGGTAAACTCTGTGGTTGACCCAGTGTCGTAAAAGTTGACTGTGTTATCTGCTTGGTAATAGTTGGCGTTGGGTCCGGTTACGTGTAGTCGAGCCTGACTCAATACAAAAGCGCTGCCGAAGTAGACGCCCGCTCCACCTGGATTACTGGGGGAGAAGGGAGATCCACCTGGGAAATTAAGGATTACTCGATCTCCAGTCCAGTAGTCCGGGTTACCGAGATTGATTCTTGATGGTGTGGTTGAGTGAATTAGCGCTGTAGGGGCAAGCGCCATCGGCTCCGGCCACTCTCGGCTCAGTTCGAGGATTCCGCCGTTGCCGAGGATTGCCATCAGAAGGAGCCAGTGGGCTTACCGGAGAACGTAAAGCTGATTGGTACAGAGATCAGATCACCAGCGCTGACACTCGGGCCAACCGTTGTAATCAGTACATCGCCGGAAATTGTTCCCTCGCTGCTGGCGTTGTTCAGTACCAGCTGGAGGCCGGAAAGTGTTTCGCTGTCCTCCAAGATCTGCTGCATCAGATCAGTTGTGGCGGTGTCGTCAGGGTCGTAAAGCAGCGTGCCACTGCCGCTGGTGCTGCGGATGCCGTAGGCGTAGGTGCGGTCAGTTTGACCTACGCCTGTGGTTTCCAGTGCATCGCGGTTGATGTCCAACCGCACGTCACGCACCTTGGCGATCGTGGTGTAGGTCGAGGCTCCACCCAGTTTGAATTTCAGGAGCGCCGTGGCGCTGGTCTTTACGGCCATCGGTCCGCTGTGTTTAGGTCAGTCTAAGTTCAGCGACAAGGTTTACCCTGACGCTGGAACGGTTGGGCGCAACGCTTTCGACGGTTGGCGGTTCCTCAGTGAAGAACCAGAGCATTCCTGCCCCAGTCGATGTTGTGTCTAACCATCCTTTCAGATTAGTTGATGCGCCGTTGAAGATTGCAGATGGCAAAACTAGATCTGTTATGGCGCCTTTTGCGTCGTTGTAAGCGTCGATAATTGCCGCTGCATTGTCGTCGCTAATGTTATTGAACTGCAGTTGAAGTTGCGCTTGGCTAGGTCGGCTGCCCCAAAGCCGGCGAGTGGTTACGCCGGACTGCGTAGTCAGTCCAGTGGTCGGCCAACGCGGAGCAGTGAAATTCCTGCTGGTAGGCTCAAGATTTGGAAAAGCAACTGCCATTACTCAATTACCCAACTTCCAGCATTATCAAATCCTTCGGCAAGGTTTAGGACTCCCGAAGAATTTGTGGGCATGTGGACTGCCTCAATGCTAAAGGTGCCTTCCTCATCAGGCGTGACCCGCTCGATCTGGTAAGTACGAACTTGTGTGCCAGCCTTTTTGACCGTAAACACTACTCCGGTTGGGGTTGCGGTTCCATCGCTGTTGACTACCAAGCTGGTGTCAGCTGGTGGCGTGCCCTCAGTTCCATCCCAAGCAATTACGTCGTAGGTGCCGGCGAAAAGGGTTTGGGTGCTTACTACTGCGCCTTCTGCTGTGACTACGCCGTTGTTGAACTCGTCGTACTGGGTTTCGTCCATTGCGACTCGGATGTAATCGCTTGGTCCCAGCTTTGCCAAGGCGCCTTCGTGCGTGGTGCGGAAGCTGATTACATGCGTCGGGATGCGGCGCATCCTGATGATGTACTTGGCAGCGTCGATTGCCTGCTCGCGGTTGGTCACATAGTCCGACAGATCCAGTGCTTCGACGGGATCGGTGTCGCTGCCAAATGGTGCAAACTCGCGAACCAGCACTTCACGCTCGGTGGGGAAGATTCCGGGATTGGTCGGGTCGCTGCTTGCCCGTTCCTCTCGGTAGCGCACCGAGACTTGGATAGGCTCGCGCTCTTCGGGCTCCAAGTATTGGAGCTTGAAGGTGCCTTCGACGATATTACCGGCGGTAAAAAGGCCCTTGATTGGCACTGCTGTGAACTGGATGGCTGGGCGCAGGTAGAACTTGCCGTCGCTTTCGCCAAAGATCAGCAGGTTTGCAGCTGCAGTGTCCGCTGCCCACTGGCGCAGGTTGACCCGATCAGCTTGCACCCCATCAAAGAAGTAGTTCCGGCTGCTGCACCAGTCAGCGGCGTCGGTAAACGCCACAAAGTCGATCATGCTGTCCTTGATCAGATCACCAGCGCCATAGGTGGTGTTGGTCATCAGATCCAGCAGCACATCGGGGAACAAGTGCGTCGGCCCTAAGGTCTGGCCGGAACGCAGCCGCCGACATGTCTTGCCGCCAGTGACGTAGCAACTGAACTGGCCAAACTGCTGCCACTCCACAGATGACAGCACGTTGATGCCCAGCAGGGCCAAGTTGTCGTAAACCGGGGCCGGGCTGTTGGGGACGATCTCGTTGACGTAGACCACCTCATGCTCGGGGCCGGACGCTGCAGAGGATTGGATCTCTTCATAGATGAAGGCTTCGGCCAGCTTGCCCCAGGTGTCGATGTAGGACAGATCGCCGTTGGGGAAGTCGTCCCTGTCAGTTCTCGGGTAGGTGAGGCCGCTTTTGCTGGCCTGGCGCCGGCCCGTAGGAATAGCGAAGGTGTCCGGAGAGTGAGGGACTGACTCGCCATTGAAAACTACGGTTACGCCGCCAACCTCGGACACTGTTTGCCTAGTGCCAAGGCTTGCTTCAAGTACGTACAGGGTGCCGAGACTGGTGTTGTTGCGAATCTCCCATCCTGAGTAAGGCTCGATCTGAAATTCCCACTGCTTCACAGAGGGCATGCTCAGCTGGATGTAGTTGAAGACGTTTTGCTGTGTTGCCCCACGCACTCCGTAGGCATTGCTGAGCTTGGTGAAAGCTGCTGCTGAGCCGGCCTCGCGGTAGTAGATGGCAAAAAAGCTGTAACGCTCAACAGGGGCGCTAAGGATGTTGGATTGATAAACATCCGTTTGCAGAGTGCTGCCCTGCTCAACGATGTCGTCTTTGTAATCCAGACAGGCTCTGTTGTCGCAATCCGAGTAGCTAAGGGCTTCCCGGAAGTTGGTCAAACCGTTAATACGAATGCCAAGCCGAGAGCGGATACCAAGCTCAACTGCTTGGCATGGGCGGGTGGTGGAGATGCTGGCGATTGCGCAGCGCAGGATGTGGCCATCGGTTGTGGCGACGTTGCGCCACTCGCGCAAAGAGGAATCGGTATTTACCCAGTCGAGACCTGATGTCTCGATGTCTGCCTGGGTGTTGGTGTTGACGGTTCCAGTGCGGACTGTTTTGAAGGTTGCGGTGATCGAGTTGCCGCTGCCACCAGTAATGTCTGCTTCTGAAATAAACACACCGGGGCTGCGGGTGTCGCAGATAGCCAAGCCGGAACCGATCTTGTACAGCTCGCCGATGATCAGAGAGTCGTCCCAAGCTTTCTGGCGGCCAGCGACAGTAGATGCGATGTCTTCGGCTTTTTCGATGTAAGCCTTTTTGGCGTTAAATTTAAGATCTCGGGTGATAGAGATAACTGATGCGGTATCTTCGTTTACTGCGTTTACTCCAGAGCCGCGAATCTTAAACGTAGGCTTAAAGCGGGTGTTTGTTGTCGTGATATCCGGAATTGTTCCGCCTCCGCCTGAAATGCTCCCACCAGTTAGAAAACCTGTAGTAGGGTCAACAACTGGAACAAAAGTACCCGCCGATACTGTTCCTCCTGTTTGAAACTCTTGCTTTGTGCGACTTCTTACTAGAATTTTCAAGTTGTATTTAACAACCACATCATCTTCGGGATCGCTAGCGGTCAGAGGATTTCGCCACTTAAGCTGAAAGCGTGCAGACTTAAGTGTTTCTAGATCTTCGTTAATGGTATCGGTAGCGTCGTCGTTGTTGTAAAAACCTGTGATGTTAAAGGATATAGTTACATTAAGGTTACCCTTGCCGTTTGGATCTACCGTGACGCTGTTAATAGTTGTCGATATCTTGTTTTCAAGTGTTGTAATAGAAGTTGACTGGTCGCGGGTGCTGTCGTAAATGTTGTTCCACCTTCTGCTGCTTGGTTTGGTATAAACTCCCGCGCCGTCTTTAATAATTGTCTTTATTTCTAAGTTCCAATCACCAATGACTTGCAGGTTCTTTAGGTCGCGGCTGAAAGCGGTGTTTTCGTCGCTGCTGGAAAAGAGGGTGTAGCTGGTGGTGCCGCCGATGCTGCTCAGGCCACTGGATGTGATGCCGCTGCGGGAGCCAAAGAATGCCCGAGCTTTCAGGCGCTGAGACCATGCCGTATCGTCGATAACGCACTTCACCTTGGCGTCGCCGTCATCGCCCTCAGGGATTAGCTGGGCTCGAACTTGCGGTACGAAGCTGGGATTGGTGCGCATCCCGAAGTCGTTGCCGCAGAAGGCGTAAACGCCAAAGGTGGTTTGGTTGCCAGGCCTGGTGGCAGAGCAGAAGTCCGGCTGCCATGCGCCATTGCGCCAGACCTGGTACACATCGCCACCGCCGCCGTTTTGGGCGTTACCTAGATCTGTTGAGGCGCTGCGGCCGTAGATCTGATCGCCCGAGGCGATTCGTGTGGTCAAGCCGCTGTCGTAACGGCCATAAACAGCAAGGCGAGAGCCAACCTGGTTTGCGGTGGCATCACCGAAGTCGTAGCTGGTAAGGGTGTTGCCGCCCGAGGCAAAGTTGCCCGCATCTACGGTGCTGATTGGCCCCTCGCTAATCAGGAAGATTGCACGCAGCAGTTGCGATCCACCGAGGCTGTAGATCTGTGACCACAGCATTGGGGTGCTAACTCGCACGCCGCCGTAGGTAGTTCCAGTGATAACTTCGCGCAAGGCGTAGACCACCGGGATGATGCTGCCCAGCGTGGTGATGTCTTGGGTGCTGTCGAAGCCGTAGCGCGGGGTGAAGCGTTCGTTTTCTGTACGGGCTCGGCCACCACGGGCGCGTTCTTTTAACTGTGCAGGACGGCCGTCGCCTGTATCAGGCAGAGATGGCTTCAGAAATGACGCGGCAATCTGAAAGCCGATGCCAATCACGCTCAGTGTGATGGCAATAACTGTTTCAACGCCAGCAACTACTGCGGGCTCGGGCTGTTCTCTTGCTCGCTTGCGTACTTCCGCTACAAAAAACTGGTACTGCTCTTCCGTCAGCCCCAGCATTTCAGCCAGATAACGATCAGATGGCAGCATCAGCGAAACCTATAAAAACGGAGATTGGGCATGTAAGACAGTGGCACCCAATGAACGCCACGTCTGTGATGCACCAGCAGCAGTCCATCATCTACAACGATACCGACGCCTAGCCCTGCAGGTCCATTTCTAAACAGCGTTACCGCGTGTTCCTCGGGCTCATCCAACTGGGTGGTTGCGTTGGACCACATCCGCTCCAGTTGCCGCCAGCGTTTTTGCTTGGCCAGCTCCAACCAGTGGTAGTCGAACTCCGGGTGTTCGATGCCGGCTTCGTCAAGGATGTGCCAGACCATTACTAGGCAGTCGGCTGCCTTTCCAAGCTCTGGGTCAGCGCCAAACTCGTGGGGCAGGCCGATCCAGTTCTTCCAGTCCATTAGCTGATCACCAAGCTGCCGGTGGTTGGCAGGGCGCCAACCAAGCCTGTGGTTAGGCGCCTGCGCGGGATGTTGGCCTTGGTGGCATCCAGGGGGCTGGATAGTTTGAGGATGATTCGATCAGTGTCCATCTCGTACTGGGATACACGCCACATTTCGGTGCGTACCAGTACGTCGTCCGCGAAGTTGACTGGGACCAGGCTGACGGTTTTGATTTCCAGCAACCAGCGGCTTTGGACTGCTTCGGCGAACAGGTTGACTGTCAGTTGGTCCAGGCCGGCGACCAAGCTGGAGTCGCTGCGTTCGCCGCCTTGGCTGCCGGCGCCAAGGCTGTAGCCGAATGGGGCGAACTCGTAGGTCACGCCACTGTAAATACGCTGATCGTTGATGCTGAAGTTCTGGTAGGCGTAGATGGTGGGGGTGCCGTCTTGCTCCAGGAAGCGGGCGTAGTTGACAAAGGCGAAAGCGTTCATCAGCCGATACCCACCCGCTTGCGTGTCTTAACTGAGTTCTGCAGGGCTGCCAAGGTGAGAGTCCTGCCGCGTTCTGCCGCTTGAGCCATGCCCTTACGGTATTCCTCGGCCGTCACATATTCAACGTTGTTGATCACCTGTGAGTTGAAGCGCACGTCCAGTGGATCTGGATTGCTGAGTGCGGCAACGGTTTCGCGTTCGCTGCGCTCGCTCATCAGGCGCTCGGTTGTCTTGCTGAACGGCACCGAAGTGCTGCGAAGCGGTCCGAAGACATCCTCGCCGCGTGCTCCAGCAGCAAAGTTGGCAGCCGCGCTGCCCATCTTGCTGAATGGGATTACATACTCGGGCTCACCACCCTCGCCAATAATCGCTCTTGTCGGGCTGGTGACGTAACCGCCTTCTGCAAAGGCAATCGGACCAGTAGAAATGCCTTGTAAAAATGCGCCTGTAAACCCGTCACCACTGGGTAAAGAAACGGGACCGGCGCCGCTAAAGAGAGAGCTGCCAGAAGCTCCGAAGATTCCTGCCAGTGCCTTAAAGGTTGAAATGACAATCAGCTGAGAGATAATTTGACCGGCCAAGTCAACAAAAGAGTCACCAACAGATTTAAAGAAGTTAGAGAGCACTTCTTGTGCACTTGTGGTTCCGCTAATCAAATCGTTAAAGGCTGTATTAAATGCGCTTCCGATTGATTCGGCGCCTCTTACAGCAACGTTGATTGGATTGGCTAGATCTTGCAGCTTTTCACGCAGTTTGTCGGCGGCTTGGATTTTATCGTCGTTTGGATCTAAGTCCAAAGTAGTATCGAAAGCTCCAGCGCCTTCTCCTTGAATAAGGAATCTTGTGTCTAAACCCGCTCGCTTAAAGTATTCTTGTGTGATGTCCCTTTGTAGCTGTCGAATATCGTCAAGTTTTTTACGTTCTGCGTCCCTAAGTTTTGCGCTTTTAATCTGCAAAATTGTGGTTCTTTCTGTTTCAAAGTTTGTGTTTATAAGTTGCTTAGTCGTATCGCGTTCAATGTCTGCTATGGCTTTTTTGTATTGTAAGTCTATAACTTTAAGGTCATTATATTCAAATTGTGCATCTCTAATTTGATTCTCAAAGTCACTAATTTCTTCGATAGCTTTAAGGTCTGCCAAAAGTTGGGCGGTCCTATCTTTTGGTCCTTTTGGTCCTTTTGGTGCGCTCTTGGCGGATGGTGGAGCAATTAGGCGCCTGTCTGCGGCGGTTAGCGGTATCTGTACAGTTGTGGTTACGCGGTCTTTAAACAGCTCAAGTAGCTCGGCTTTATCTGCTGAAGAAAGAACTCCTGTCTTTCCGCCTCCTCGCCTTGCCTTTACAGCGGCTTGGAATTCGGCGTCTTCGGCAAGGTCTTTTGAAAGTTCCCTAAAACGTAGATTTCCGCTGATTTGAGAAATCAAGCTATTTACAAACTTCAGTAGTCCGTTAAGAGGTCCAGCCAAGAGTGTCTGCAGCTGGAGTGTTAGTGTGTTCCAGAGTTCGGTTGTTTCGTTTGTTGTTTTACCTAGATCAATCAAACTCTGCGCTGCTTTGTTTCCAAGTGCATTAGCAAGTTCTTCTGAAAGTAGCGTCGCAAGCTCAGCTGCCTTTCCTTCAGCCTCAAGTTGGATGGCTTTTTCTGCAGCTGCTTCTGAGCTGAATAGAGTTTTTTCTTGGAGCAGATCAAAAGCTGTAGAAGTGCTAGTAAGGGATCTGGCTGTGTTTAGAGTCGCTCCAGCGATAAGGTCTAACTGCTGTCCCAGTGCGCTTAGGCCGATCTGTGCGGCCAATGCCTGTGGCCCTGCCCCAAGTACACCGCCAAGACCGCCACCAATGACCGCACCAGGGCCTCCGCCGAACAGCAGAGGGAAGCCCGCACCAAGGGTTACATTTGCCAATTTTTCGTTACGTTGTTTGCGACCTCGCGCAACTTCTGCTTTTGCGTCTGTTCCCGCTTTAAGTCTTTTTTCAAAATCTTTAAGTGCTGCGTCATCGGCTTTTTTCTGTGCAGCCCTTATAGCTTCAATCTTATCTACCTCTGCTTTTAGTTCCTTTTGGATAAAGTCAAGCTCTCTAAAGTTTGCCTCTTTATCAAAATCTGCCTCAATAAAAGCAAGTCTCTCTTGGTACTCCTTTCGGAGTTCAAATTCCCGCTCTACTTGTCTTCTGACAGCTGCTTCTGCTTCTACCGCAGCGCCACGAGCAGTAGGTGGAGCACCTCCAGGGCCAAAAAATGCGCCGCTGGTTGTAGCTATAGTCCTACGAACGACGCCTCCTGTATCAAAAGGTGCAGGATCTCTAAAGCCTCTTGAAGCAAAAGAAGCCTGACCTTCTCTTCGTCGTATCTCATCTGCCCGCCTAGATAAAATTTCGCTTGTTTCAGCGGCATCTTCAAAGAATTTTATCCAAGAGGTTCGAGTGTTTAGCGATTTAGCTTTTAGCGTAGCTGTTACCTCAGCGGCATCTTCAAAGAATGTGGTCCAAGAGGTTCGAGTATTTAGTAATTTAGCTTTTAGCGTAGCTGTCACCCCAGCGGCATCTTCAAAGAATTTGACCCAAGAGGTTTGAGTGTTTAGGGATTTAGCTTTTAGCGTAGCTGTTACCTCAGCTGCATCTTCAAAGAATGTGGTCCAAGAGGTTTGAGTATTTAGTGATTTAGCTTTTAGCGTAGCTGTTACTTCAGCTGCGTCTTCAAAGAATTTGACCCAAGAAGTTTGAGTATTTAGTGCTTTTCCTTTTAGAACAGTTGCGGTAGTTTCTAGGTCACGTAGAAAAGTCTTCCAAGATTCGGCGGCTTTTGCAGTACGGGCTCTATCTGCGGGGCTATCTGGGATTACAGGGCCAGAACCAATTCGACCGCTTATTGGGCTCGTTGCGCCAACGCCCTTAACTAATTTAGTTTGCTGTTTAAGTAGTTGTATCTGCCGCTTAAGTTTATCTTCGATAATCCTCGCTCTGTCGATCTCATTGCGGCTTATACGCGCATTAAGTTCGTCACGCGCTTCTAGTGCTGTTTTTAGTTTGCTTTCTGTGACTCCAAGTAAGCGGAGCTGTTCTATTTGTTTGTTGTAGTCAGATACACTTCGTTTTAGAGCTGCGCTACCTTTTGCTGTACGGTTAAGTTCACGCTGTGTCTCTAGTAGTCGTCCCAATCCAACGGCAGCTTGTTGGATAAGTTTTAAGTCTTTTTGTTCGAGGCCAAACTCGTACTGCTCCTGAATAGCTTGTATATTTTTAGCTCGTTGTTTTACATCAAAGGCACCAGCTCGCTGGAGGTTTTTAAGTCTTCTTTCGTACAGTTCTATAGCGTTGTTAAGTTTTAATTGTCCGGTTAAACCTTCCGCGTACCTTTTCTTATCTGCTTCTGCGTACTCCTTGCTTATGGCAATACCCTGCTTTAGCTGCTTGGCAAGCTCCTCGGCATCAGCTAAAGCTTGCTTGTTGGGGTTTTTTTGGAATTTGCCGCCTTGAGGCGGTAATACTCTCTTAAGGTTTAACTTTTGTATAGCTTCAATGGTTTCGTTAATTTCGTCCAGACGACTTTGAAGTCGCTTTAATACTCCTTCGTTCTCTAGCTCAAGCCGAATTTTTGCAGAATAATCGGCCACCTACCTACCTACTGCACTGGGCTTAAAGCAGTCTACGACGTAAAAAGCCGCCGGGGTTAGCGGCGGCGTTTGGCCTTATCCATGGCCTTCTCTTGATCCTCGTTCAGGATCTGGAAGTAGGCGCTCCAGCCGATCAGCTCTTCGGCGGTCATCTTGGTCCGGATTTCGCTAAGGGTTAGCCCCAGCTCTTTGGCAACCCCGAATTGGAGTAGGAGCCAGTTGTCCTTGCGAATCTCGGCGCTCAGGATTTTGGGTCGATTGGCTCTTGATCGTCGGTGAGGATTGCCAGCATCAAAGACTGCAGATCTTTATCCTTTACTTCGTTTTTAAGAACGTCGATCTCGCCAGGGCTAAAAAGTTTCTTGCCGGACTCGTCCAGTGCTTTTGCGATAAGCAGCTGCAGTGCAAATGCGTTGGCGTCGTCAGACTTTGCCTGCTTTTGAGCGCGTTCGCGTTCTGCTGCAGTCAGCGGGCTGACCCACATCTCAAAGATGCTGCCGTCCGAAAGTTCTACTTCCCTTTTGGTTGGTTCGAGGTTGGCTGCCTTACGCAGGCGGTCAATCGCACGCACTGGAATGGAGGCGGGCATGTAATCCTGATGTTCTGGTTCTAATGTAGCGCATTACAAATAAAAAGCCCCAACCAAAGTTGGGGCCCCACGCACTTGATTCCTAGCTTATCAGGAGCTGGTGGAAAGGTCGAAGACCGGGGTGCTGGCGGGACGGAAGTTGACAGTCACAGACTGTGCGTCGTCCGGGTTCACGTTCATGCTGGCCGAGGTGATCACAGCATCGAAGGCGATCGAGCGGCTCAGTGCATCGTTCAGAGTGCCGCCGGTGAACACGCGATCGGTGTAGAGCTTGAACGAAGCACCGGTTTGCTGGCGCTGCAGCACGTCCTCGATCAGACGGTTAGACAGTGCGAGTTCTTCGTCCGTCATGTAGGCGGTCGCAGAACCAGTGCCGTCGCCGAAACCTGGGATGTAGGTACGGAAAGGCACGTACTGGTCAGGGGTTTGACCGATGGTTGTTACGTCAATTTCGGCCCTGGTGATCTCAAAGCTCCAGTCGCGAACTTGGCCGACTACTTGGTAGTCGGAGTAGGCGATCTGGAACTCGTTGGAGCCGGTGGCGGTGCCATCGTCAGTGATGGTGATGGTGCCGCCGCCTTCGGTTGCGGAGACCTGCAGCACGCCAGTCGATGCTGCGTAAGCGATCACGTAGTAGGTGGTTGCAGGGCTGATGCCTGCAGGGAGGGTGCCGGTGCCGGCGCCGCCGGTCTGGCTGTTCACCACGCTGAAAACAACGGGGTCACCAACGCGGAAACCGAGATACGGAGCGACGGTGATCTCGTCGGTCAGAGTATCTACATTGGTCTCGCCGAACGTGGCGACGGTTCCAGCGGGTTTGTAGTAGAGGGCGCCGGACGTGCCGGACAGTACGGTCGATGCCATTGGCTTACCAAAATGGACGGTGTGGGCGGGCACTGCCCGGCTTATTACAGGTTAGCGCCAGTCTTTAC